ATGCCGTCAGGCCCCAAAGACGTGACCACGGAGCAGATCGTGCAGGTCTTTGCGCGACAACAATGGAAACCAGAGACGCGCAAAGCATACAGGAACACCATATCGTCGTTCTTCCGATGGCTGCATAAAAGCGGCAGACGGTCGGATGATCCGAGTCTGGACGTGCCAAGGGTGAAGAAGCCGCACGCGCATCCCAGACCATGCCCGGACCGTTACATCGCTGCGGCGATGGAGATGGCCACGCCGTCGGAAAGACTCATGATCCGGCTGGGCGCGGAGTGCGGACTGCGGCGTGGCGAGATTGCGCGGGTCCACAGCGATGACGTGGTGGCCGACAGCGCCGGCCGGTCATTGATCGTGCGCGGCAAAGGCGACAAGCAGCGCATAGTGCCGTTGCCGGATGATCTGGCCGGCATCATCATGGACGCGCATGGCTACCTGTTCCCCGGCCGGTTCGGAGGCCACGTCGAAGAATCATATGTCGGCGACCACATCAGCCATCTGCTGCCAGACGGATACGGCGCACACACGCTGATGCACAGATTCGCCACGGTGACGTATGCGACGACGCATGATCTCTTCGTCGTGGCCGAACTGCTCGGCCATGAGTCTGTGGAGACCACAGAGCATTACGTGGCCATGCCCGATGGCCGTTTACGTGCGGCAACGGCTGCCGTCAGACTTGACGTTTAGGCCGCGTGGCGTGCCGAGAGCCGTGCTTTCTTGGTGCGAGCCGCCTTCGTCACGTCGTTGTCCTTCCAGTAGCACCAGATGGCGCTGCAGGCTGTCCATGCGAGGCTTACGAGCTGCGTGATGGTCGTGTCATCGATGTTGAGCACCGGATGGCCGAACATCGTCAATGCCTGGTTGACGAGCGCGAGCAGGAGCACGAGGAATCTTGAAACCGTCCCGCTGTCGATTTTCGGTGTCGTGGCCGGCATGTCTTCGGCCACATCATCATCGGTGGCGGTGACGGTGGCCCCTTGTGAGGTCTGTCCATCGATCGGCAGCATGCCGAGTCGCGCGGTGGTGTCGGTCGATGGCAGGCGGTTTTCCGTGGTGTCGGTCATGAGTTTCCTTCCAGTTTGGCGATTTTTTCGGTGAGTGCGGTGATCTGCTGCTGTTGCGCCTCGATGGTCTTGGTGAGTTTGTCGATGCGGTTCGGGATCTCGAAGCAGATGGCGTTGTACACGTTTCCGCCTGGCGCGCTGCCCCTGTAGTTGTAGGTCATGATGCTTGCGCAGATTCGAGACGGCAATTCATAGGTGAGCATGTTGTACATGTTGCCGCCTGGCGTTGCGTTTTTCCCGTTTGGCTTGTATGCCCAGTTCCATACTTCGTCTCCGGCGTTTGCCATTTCGTCTCCTTCGTATCCGTTGATTTGATTCGCTTGGTTGATGACCGACTGCCAGTCGAGGCCGTTTGGACACCGGTCCGGGCAGGCGGGATGCGTGCTCGGTGGGATGTCGCGGTGTAGGAAGATGTTCTTGCCGCGCTCCAATCGGCCGAGGCCGTACCGTTTCGCGATGTCGGCGCAGAGTCTGGCGGATGCCGCGACGCATTCCTTGGTGCAGGGGATGAAGTCGAGGCCGCCCTGGTGCTCGATGCTGATTGACCGGAGGTTGCTTGACTGCGAGCCGTCGGCCCATGCGCCGTCCGCTTCCGACACATATTGGTGGATCTCGCCGTTTCCTCCGATTCCGTATGTGCTTGATGCCTGTGCGCTTGTTTTGGCGAAGAGGCTGTCGGTGCCGGCGAGATATCCGGCCATGACATGCAACGTGATGCGGTCAACCTTGTTGCCTTGGCGTCCGTCGTAATGGTTCGGTGAGCCTTTCCATGTGATGCCTTCCATATATTCCTTTCAGTCGAACAGGTCTTCAGGTGGTTCCGGCGGTGGTGGTGGGGCGCGGCGGTAGATGTGGTCGATGAGTTGCCGGTTATATTGCCATAGTCGTTGGTTGTCGGCCTGCATCTTCTGTGCGAGCCTGTAGGCTTCCATCTTGTTCTTCGCGGCGGCCGAGAGGGTGGAGACCAGTGCGCCGACGACCGCGCCGATAGCGCCGACGATGGCGATGATGAGATTCGTCATGCGGCCGGCCACATCATGGTTGCATAACGATTGTCGGAGATTTGCCCGCCGCCGCGACGACTGTAGACGATGACTCCGGTGGGTTTGACGATGAATACACCGATTGAGGTGTTGTTGGAGCACATCGGTGCGAAATTCAGTTCGCGCGGCGGTCGTGCTTTCTTGGGGAGCGTGCCGGGCATTTGGCTTTCGCTCCATACTTTGTTGCCACTGTCTGAGAGATTAACCGTGACGTAAACGAATCCATGTTTTATCATGTATTCGCATTTCCAGCCTGATTTGTTAACAAGCGTTGTTTGGGCTTTGTCATCGGAGGTGTACCAGTGTGCGTGATGCCAGCTGGTCCCGTCCCAAATGTACGGGCCGGTGTTGTCGCCGTCCGAGGTGACGAAGCCGGTCTGGCCGACCGTGGCCGTCTGTGCCTTCAGCGATTCGAGCGTGGTGGCGATGACCGGTGTCGCGCCTTCCGGCGTGGAGCGTCTGTCGACGGTATCCAGCGCGGTCTCGAAGGTGTCGGCCATGGCCTTGAAGGAGCCCGGCGCGGATGACACAAGGTCGGTGCCTTCCGGATACGAGAGGCCGTAGATTGGTGTTGTTGCGGTCATTATGGTCCTTTCTGTCAGTCGATTGTTTGGATCATCGAGAGGTCGCAGATGTGCATGTCGATCTGCCGCCATTCGAGTGTTGATTTGGCGAGGTCGCTCCATGTCGGTTGGCGTGCGAGCAATGGACGGAGCGGGGTGATCGTCGCTTCCTGGGTGAGGGTCGGTGTGCCGGCGGACCACCGGTATCGGAGCGTGCCGCCGATGGTCATCACCGGTCCCGTGAATGCAGGCCGGCCGTCGGAGCCTACCAGGATGGATGCCTTGGCCTTGGCAATGAGGAAAGCACCGGAGGGAGACGCGACGTAAGCCCACGGGAATCGTGCTGGGTCGATTCGGCGGCTGTCGAAGGTCACGGTTTTGGGGACCATGCGCAGGTCGTGGGCCTCAAGCCATTCGGCGATGTTCGTCCGGTCCGTGTCGCTGACCGTCGAGACCGGGCCGCTGTTCCAGACGCCGCCGGATTCGTCCACGGCGAGCATGTCGGAATCGAAGGTGTGGCTTTTTTGGGCCACGGTCAATTGCGGCGGGAGCCGGTTCTGGTCTCCCATCGTGATCTCCACGTCGTCGAAAGAGAGTTTGCCGTTGTCCGATTTGACACGTTTCGCATTGATAATGACCTGCGTGATCGGCTCGGTGATGGTCAGTGACGTCGATGCGATGATGTCGCCTGCATCGAGGGCCTTGCGTGTCTCTCCATTGGTGAGGACGGAGAGCTTGCCGTCGGTGGTGAGGTGCACGGCGATCTGGTCGGTCAGGCAAAGCGGATGCAGGCTTGATGTCGCTCCGCTGTAGGTCTCATGCCATTGCGGGAGTCGTGGCCCGGCGGTGAGCCTGTGCAGCAGGTCGAGCTGCGATGGGTGGTCGGATGACGTGTATGGCGCGACGCTTGACGGCAGGGCGAGCCCGTCCAGTTGGGCTTCCGGCGCGCCTTGCGCTGCCGCGCGGCGGTTCAGCTCCTTCAGGCGGTCGGCCGGCGTGCCGATCCAGTGCGCGCCGTTCCATTTCGAGCCTGCGTCGGTCGGTCCTTGTGATTGGAGCCGCTTCCAGACGGCCATGAGCGAGGTCGCGGAGAGGCTGATAAGCCATGCGTCGCCGGAGGGTTCGACGTTGCCTCCGGTGGAGACGGTGCCGGCGAAAATGGTCGTGGCCGGAGAGTCCGGAGAGTCCGGAGAGTCCGGAGAGTAGGTCTTGTGGAGCGTTGCGAGTGGGATGCGGAGGTCTGACCATCGGCCGAGCGTCGGGCTGAGGTCCATCCATCGCGGCTGGTTGGAGAATTGAACGACCACTCGCATGCCGGCTAATGTCAATGCCTGGCCTGCGAGCCGTCCGGTGCGGTCGCGGAGGGTGAACGACATCACGGCCGGCTCGGGCTGTTCGTCGATGCCGTCGCTTCCCCAGTCGATGGTGAACGAGTCGAGGGCCGCGATGTCCTTGGCTGAGTCGTTGACGGGTGTCCAGCCGTTGCCTGTGTCGATGAACATGAAGCACTGCTGCATATCATGACCTCCTTGCGTCGTAGTCGGCCAGGAGCCGTCTGATGGCCTTGGCGGTGCCGTCCTTGTCGATGACCTCGCCGTTGATCTCCACGTTCCAGGTGTTGACCACGGCTGGCGTGGCCGTGTTGCCCTGGGCGGAGAGGTTGAGTGGCATGGCCGCTAGTCTGCGGTTGGCGCGGCTGATAGCGGTTTCGACGTGGCTGTCGAACCCGGTGTTGAGGCCCTGGGCGAAGCCGGTCATGATGGCCTGGCCGGCGGGGATGAGCAACCTCCGGTCGTAGCTGATCGGGCCTTTGTGGGCCTTGATCCAGTCGCCGATGCCGCTGATCCAGCCGGTCACGTTGCTCCACATCGATTTGAGGCCGTTGAGGAATCCGCTGATGATGCTTGCGCCGGCGTTGTAGAGCAGTGTGCCGGCTCCGGAGAAGAAGCCGCCGATTGCGCCCGGGATGCCACGGAACCATGAGACGACGCCGTTCCAAGTGTTTTTCGCGCTGTTCGCGGCGTTGTTGAAGGCCCCGCCGATGGAGCTGCCGAGGCCGCTGAACCATCCGAGGATGCCCGAGACGCATCCGGCGATGAAATTGGTGAAGCTCGACCAGATGGCCTTGCCGGTGTTGGTGCAAGTGAAGAAGTAGGTGAGTCCGGCCACGAGCGCTGCGATGAGGGTGATGACGACCATGATGGGGTTCGCGCCCATGACGGCGTTGAGCAGCGCCTGTGCGGCCGCGGCCAGCTGCATGGCCGTGGTGACGGCGGTGACGACTGCGACGGCTCCGCCGATCGCGGCCACGAGAGGGGTCACGAGATCGAGATTCTGACTGATCCAGTTGCCGGCGGTCTTCAGCCAGCCGCCGACCGTCTGCGCTGCCGTGGCGACGGCGTTGAGCATGTTGCCGAAGGCCACGCCGGCCGGTTGTCCTCCGGTCATGGCGTTCACGACGTTCATGATTCCGTCCCAGAGCGATTGCAGTCCGCCGCCGACCGACTGCGCGGCCGTCTGCAAGGCGGTGAACGCTCCGGTGTCCTTGACCTGTGTGAAGAACGTCTGCAATCCCTGCGTGCCGGTCTGCGCGAGGGTTGTGACTGCCGTCGCGGCCGCGTTGATGCCGCCGGTGACGGCCGGTTTGAAGAGGTTGAAGGCGTCGGTCAGGCCGCCGGTGACGGCGGCTTCGAGGTTGCCCATGGCTCCCTCGATGGTGCTGGTCGATGTCGCGGCCTGTTTCGCCACGTCGGTCATGCCGAGGTCCATCAGCGCCTTGTTGAACTCGTCGGCCGTGATCTCGCCCTTGGACATGGCGTCGCGGAAGTTGCACGTGTACGCGCCGTTCTTCAGCAGCGCCTCCTGGAGTTTTCCGGACGCGCCCGGGATGGCGTCGGCGAGCTGGTTCCAGTTCTCGGTGGTCAATTTTCCCGCGCCGGCGGTCTGCGTGAGCATCATCGCGACGCTTTTGAAACTGTCGGCGTTGCCTCCGGCGACGGCGTTGAGGTTTCCGGCGGCTTCGGTCAGTTCCATGTAGTTGCCGATGCCGTTTGCCGCGAGCTGCGCGGTGGTGTTCTGGATGTCATCGAGGCCGTACACGGTGGCGTCGGCGTATTTGCGTGTTTCCTTCGCTGCTGCCTGCACGGCTTTGGTGTCGATGCCGGCGAAGCTCATGGTGTTCATGAACTTGTCGGTGCTGTCCGACATGTTCACCACGTCGCCGGCGAAGCCCTTCACCGTGTCCCACAGCGCGGTCACGCCCTTGACGGCCAATCCGCCGATGGCGCTGCCGAAAGCGGCCGCCTTCGTGGTGGTCTTCTCGAACGCCTTGACGGCATCATCGGCGTTGCCGGTGATGCGCACGCTCATGATCGCGCTGTGCGCCATGGTTCACTCCTTCTGCGATTCTTCCGCTTCCTTGAGCAGTTCGGCCAGTCCGGTGCCCCAATCCCTGTCGTCGGCCTCGTTCCTCCATTGCCATGGCGTGCCGCCGAAACGGCTTGCCAGGAGGAACGAGAGACGGCCGAGTGAGTCTTGGGGCCACGCGGCTAGTCCGCCGTAGGGTTTCCCTCTTCCGGCTCCTCCTTCGGTGCCGCAAGGTCGAAGGACGCCACGGTGTCGAGCCAATGGTCGAAGTCCGGGAGGTTGCGGCCGGCCATGCGGAGAGCGGCGTAAGTGGCGTATGCGCCGGTCCTAACCGGCGATTCGGTGATGGTGCCCCATCCGGCCTCGATGGCGTGCGCTTCGGCCTTGCAGGTCGCGCGCATCGTGATTGGGACGATTTCATGCTTGCCGTCGGTGTAGGTGATTCGTGTGGTTGCCATTATTTTCCTTTCACTTGCTTCAGTGTCTTGTCGATGAAGTCCTTGTAGACCTTTTGCCATTGGCTCTCGGTGGAGGCGACGCCGTTGTTGACGAAGAGCCGTGGCCGGATGTGGCGTTTCGGCCAGCCGTAATTGATTGGGCCCGCGTATGGCACGGCCTTGCGGCCGGCGCGGATGACGCCGGCGCGTTTCGTCGCTCCGACACGCAGGCTGCCGGCCAGCCGGCCGGTCTTGCCTCGTGGGGCGAGGTTGCGGACGGCGGGCAGTGCGATCTGCGCGGCCTCGCGGTTCACTTCCTTCAGGTCGTCCATGTCCGCGCCGGCCTTGCGCATCGTCTGCACGAAGCGTTTCTGGCCGACGACCATCAATGCCTTGCCGGCCATCACTTGCCCGTGTACGGTGCGTGGGCGACGTTCGTGACGGCGAAGCTCAGATCGTTCGTGTTCTTCGATTTGACGTCGCCGCCGATGGCGATTGGCGCGATGGTGACGTTGAAGGTCCACTGGATCTTGCCGGTCTGGTTCGGGACGAACTGGGCCGGCAGCGTCTCGCCCTTGTGGTCGAAGAGCCAGACGGCCAGACCGTCCTCGCTGAAGTCGTCGCCGACGGTGCCCTCGAACGTCCACGTGGTCGTGGTGTTCGTCTCCTCTGATCCGTCGAGGTAGGTGGTCGGGTCGTCGCTGCTGTTCGAGGGATTCAGCTGCGCTTTCGTCAAGTCGGCACTGAAATCGCGTCCATTTTCCGTGTCGGTGATTTTGAAGATGCCGGGGCCGAGCGTGCGGATCTTTCCAGTCATGATTGTGTCCTTTCTAATCCAACGGGTTGAGGGTTATGGTGTAGGCGGCCAGGCTGCCCACTCCGGTCAGGTTGAACGTGCTTGGTTTCGCGTCCCGCAAGTTCACCTGGCGGTCGTGCAAGCGTTGCACGCCGTCGGTCAACAGGTCCAAGGCGGCCGCCTGCGTGGCCATGGTGCCGGCTATGAGGTTCACCGTCCAAGTGATGGTCTGCATATGCCAGCTCTCGAACGTGAGTTCCGGCGGGTCTATCAGCACCGCTATTCTGCCTGGCAACGGGCGGGCGTCCTGCGCGTCGATGGTGACGACGCAAGCGAGGTCTCCCATGGCGTCCGTCAGCATGTCCATAAGGGCTTCGCGCTCTCGTGTTACTTGGCTGCTCATGCGATCACCACGCTCCCGGTCAGGATGCCGGCCGCGTTGAGTTTCGGCCACACCGAGCGCAACGGGTCGCTGCTGACCCTGAACGGTTCCAGCGTGCCGTCGCCCACGCTCATGACGCCCAGCCGGGCGTCGCGGCTGTTGTACAGGTCCGCAGCACAACTCACGATGCAATCGGCCAGCACTTCGTCCTTGATGGACGCCGCGCCCACGGCGCTTGCCACATACGCCTTGGCGGCGGCCAGCTTCGCGGCCAAGCGTTCATCGTCACCGCTTGGCACGCTCACTTCGTTGCGCAGCTGTGCCAACAACTGTTCGTCGTTCATGGTCACATCCCGGCGGCAGTGAACTTGATAGGCAACAGGCCGTCGGTGAAGGTCGCGGCCACGGCCATGTACCCGTACACCGAATAGTTGTCCACGATGTTCACGGGGTCGGTGTTGGAAAGCTGGGTGGGGCCGCCGCTCTCCCACACGGTGACGGCGGTCGGGTCAATGAACGCGGCGGTGCCGGTCGGGGCCTTCGGCAGCAAGTACACCGGCACGCGCATGAGGTCGCCCACCACGCCGGTGACGTCGAAAGCGCCGATGGTATCCGACCCCTTGCCGGAAATGTCCATGAACCGGTTGCCCGAGTCCTTGAGCTTGATAAGGGCCAGCGCCACGTCCTTGGAAACGCCCAGACGGGTCATGGCCGCGTTCCTATCGTCCATCACCTCGGCGGCGTCAAGGATAAGGCCGGCCCACTGGTCTGTCGTCATGTCGTTCAAAGCGGCCGGAGCCGTGATGTTGTTCGGGTTGACGAGCGCGTCGCGCTGGGACTTGATGAGGTCGTACAGGTAGGTGCGCACGGCGTTTTCGGTGGACTTCGCATAGGCGTTGTTCAGGGCCTTCAGCGCCGTGTTGAGCATGGGGGTGGTGCTGCGCTCGATGGTCTGGCGCGAAAGCGTGGTGTAGCCGCCATAAGTGTTGATGTCGGCGGTCTTGGTGCCGAACTTCACCTTGCCGAAGGTCAGGGCCGCGCCCTCGGCGGTCTGCTTGTCCACGGCCGTGGTGTCCTCGGAGACCACGTTGTATTCCATGCTCATACCGGTGGCCGGCAGCGTGTCGCGTGTGAGGATGTTCGTCACCTTGCGGCGCTGTTCGATCAGGCGCAAGTCATCGGCAATCCATGCCACGGTGTTGCCGGTGTCGCCGGTAACGATGGCGTCGCGGGTCTGGCGCATAAGGTCGATGGCGGCCGCGTGGTTGGCGTCGCGTTCGTCGCTCAGCGCCTTGAGATAGTCGCCGGCGGTGCGGAACTCGCCGCCCAGCTCGGCCGGCGGGGTGGTCTGGATGCCGGCGGCCACGGTGGCCTTGATGCCGCGCAGTTCCTCACTGAACGCCTCCAAGCGTTCGTTCATGGCGTTATCGCGCTGTTCGTTGTTGGTGTTGTCGCCCATAACGGGTGCCTCCATTCCTTCGTCGTTGTTGTTGGTTGTGATGGTCTGGGAACGCTGGCCGGTGATTTCGGCGGCCGGATACGCGGGGATGCCGGTAACGGCCACCTCGAACAGGTCGATTGCCCTACGGTGGACTTCGGTAACGCCGTCGTCCGAGTCGATAACCCTGTTTTCCACCGGCCTGAAGCCGATGCTGAAGCCGTCGTAGACGCCTTCACGCACCAGTTCGGCGGCTTCGCGCCCGCTTTCGGTGTCGGCCAGCTTCGCCACGACGTGCAAGCCGTCCGCTTCGCGGCGCATGTCGGTCAGCTTGCCGATAAGGTCGCCATGCTCGCGGCTCACTTTCACGGTCTTGCGGGTGCCGAAGTCGCAATCGGGGTCTATCACCTCGGCGTAATCACTGAACAGCGCATATCGCTGATTGAAGGGCACGGCCACGCCCTCCAAGGTCATGCCGTCGCCGGTGTCGCCGGTGTCACGCAAGCGTAGGCCGGTGACGTTGAGCGTGCGCGCCTCCATAAGCCTTTCGTCGTGCTCATTGCTCATTGGTGGTTCCTCCGATCTGTTGAATCTGGGCCGCCTGTTCGGGCGTCAACGGCGGCAAGCCCTCGCGGTCGCGCACGTCGTCCACGGTGAGCCACCCGGAGCCGATGGCGGTCTTGTAGGCGTTGTAACGGTCGGCCATATCGGCGCGGCGGCTGCTGTCCCAGTCGAAACGCACCACCCGGCCACGCGGTAGCAAAGAACTTAGAAGTTCCTCGATCTCGCCCGTGTAGGCGGCCAGCGTGTAGTCCGCAAACTCAATCCACGATTGCTCGATGTTGGAATAGGTGAGGTTGCTGCCGTCCACGGCGGCAAGCATGATGCTGGCCGGGATGCCCAACAGGCGGGCGATCTGGGTGGTGTCGAACTTCTGTGTTTCCAAAAACTGAAGGTCGGCCGGCTTCATGTCCAAGGGCACATAGGTTAGGTTGCTGCCAACCACCTTGATGTCTCCGGCCTTGCCGGCCTTGCCCCAATCGTCCTTCGCCTGTTTCGCGCTGTCGGGCGTGATCTTCTGGTCGCTCTTCAGATAGCCCTTAACGTTGCTGCTATCGGTGTAGAACCGGGCCTTGTAGTCGCGGGCCATCTTCGCGCCCTCCACCTCTTCGCGCGCCGCCGAAATGGGGCCAAGGCCACGCAACCTGCCGGGAACGTTCAGGAACTTCAGGTGTGTGATTTCATCCGGCGTGTACTCGCGGCCAAGATACGAATAGCGAAGCACCGGCGCGGCGGGGTCGCGGCCATCGTCGCGCACGGTCACCAGAGACGGCGGCAAGACTTGGCACGACACCACTTCGCCGTCATAGCGCAGTTTGCGAACGAACGCGTTGCCGTCCAAGCACAGCGACGCCACGATGTCGCTTATGAAGTCGCGGCGGCTTCGGTTGGCGTCCGGGCGGTCGATGATGGACGTAAGCGTGTTGAGTTTCACGCCACCGCGCATTTCGTGCAACGGCAAGCCGGCGATTGCGGTCTGGAGCACCTGGACGCCACGGAACACGGTGGACAGTTGCAGCGGGTCATACGCGGCCGTGCGGCTTGGCGGCATTATCTCGGCCGGCATGTCGTCCACGGCGGCCACGCCGCGCGTGATGATCTTGCCGGCGAAGCGTAGCCGCTGAAAAAAACCGAAGTCGTTCATGCGACACATCATGCGCGCTCACGCATGGCCGTGGCGAGTGGCGCGCGCCATTGCCCGCCACAGTCCGCCACAGCCGTACATGGTCAGAATATTTGCAACGGCCCTTCGGGTTCGGGCCGGTGGGATACGCCCCACGCGGCAAGCATGGCGCTTTCGAGCGGCGATGTCTTGCCGGTGCTGCCGCGCCGTGATATGCGCCAAGCGTCGCCGCTCCATGCGCGCGCGCTGTTCGCCGCGCTGGCGTCCAGCTCGGTGTCGGCCGCGTGCCGCACGGTGCCGTTCTCAAGGCCGCTCACGAACGCCTGGCCAACGCTGAGAAAATCGCCGGCTTGCATGTCCACGAAACGCACAACCGGGTCGCCGTTGATGTCGGCCAACGCCTTCAGCCGGTCGCACAAGTCGCCGTTCGGTCCGCGCGAGTCCATGCACAGGGGCGCGTCGTAGGTGGCGCACAGCCTGGTTATCTCATTGGGTGCCGCGCCGGTGCCGTCCAGCACCTTGAGCAACTGCACGTTAACGGTGCCGTCGTGTTCCAATATTCCGGCGCTAATCGCCGTGTGGGTGGCGTCAACGTCCACGGCGGCACCGAACACCACGGGGCGGCCGGCCAAGTCGCCGGGCGCTATCGGCCAGCATGTGGTGGCGTTCCACAGGTCGGCCGATATGATGCGCTCGGCTATGCCCACGTCGCGCCGGTTGGCGAAGGCTCGCGCCCAACCGGCCTTGTTGTCCCCGAACTGCTGGCGGAAGTCGGCCAACTGGCGCAAGTCCCACAACAGGCCGGCGGCCGGGTGCCATCGTGCCACGGCCTTGAGGTCTTCGGGGTCTTCGTCGTCGGGCAAGCCGAAGTCGAACCACGCCGTGCGTTCGGGCACGTCGCCGGCGCGCAAGCCGTCCAACAGAGTGTTGAAGAACGTCGAAGCGGCCGTGCCTTCGGTCGAGGTAATCCACATTTGAGGTTGCACGCCGGTGAACCTTAAGCGGGTGTTCATGGTCGGCCCCAAGCCGTCCAAGATCATATAGCCGGCCTCTTCGGTCAGGCTAAAAGCCTCGTCCAGGGTGAATTTGTCCATCTGCACGCCGTGGCCGGCCACCTTCGTGACGGCCAAAGGGCGTATGAAGCTGCCGTTGGCGAACCGCTGTTCCATGCCGCCGTTGCTCAGTCGTGGCTTCAGGGCCAGCGGTGCCAGCCGGCTGTCCCTCAGTTGCTTCACGTATTCCTTGAAATGCTGTTCGGCGTCCTTGCCGGTCTGGGCAAGGTAATAGATCTTCCTATCGCGTCCAAGCTGGGCGTTGCGCGTGTCCTCGGTGTCTATCAACGTGCTTTTGCCGCACTGGCGGGGCGTGGTAAGCACGATGGTGTCATACCGGTACGTGCCTGTGGCGTCGTCCAGTTCGCCGGCCACGTCCGCGACGTACCGTTGCCAAGGCAACAACGGTTTGCCCAACAGTTCGGCAGTGCGCGCCACCACGTTGCCGTCTGTGCGGCGCGATGGGTCGCGGCGCGTTCCGGCTCGCATAAGCGGCGGTTCCCTGGTCATGCCTTCGCCTCGGCCAAGTAGGCGGCCACGTCTTCGTCCACCTTCGGTTCCGGCGGGTACATGTCCTGAAGGCGCTGCACGTTGTCCAGGTACGTGTTCATGTTGCGGCTGATCTCCTTGCCGGCGTTGCGCTGTGTGTCGATGTTCTGGGCCAAGGACAACAGGCTGGCGCATAGCGTGGTGGCGAACGGGTCAAGGTCGCCGCCCGAACGCTCGGTAAGGCTCTCGATCAGCCGACGGGTGGCCTTTTCCTGTTGCCCGACGTGCCGGCCGGCGGTATCGTCGAAAATGTCGAACGTGTTTTGGCTCATTTATCCGTATCCTTTCTTTTCCTTGATGTTCCAACGTTTTCGTGCCGTTTTTTCTCCCGTGTTGGGGGGAGAAAAAACTGGGCGCGGGGTCTTTCCCGGCGCCGTGAGTTTAAAAAATCACCATTCCGGGCGCGATGAAGGCACCGAAGATGGCATGGAGCGCAAGCCAAGGGCCGCGAGTCGATGGCGGCGGGCCGCTTGCCTCGCGTCTATCGTCTCTTGTGACAGGTGGAGGGCGTACCACTGGCGCACCAGCTGCCGGTGCATGTCGTTACGTGCCCGTGCCATGCTCTCGGCATAGCCTGGGTCCAGCACCTGTATGTCGTAGTCCAGCGCTATCCACTCGGCCAGCATCTGCGGGTGCTTGCGGCTGGCTGGTATGGTGCGCACCAGCCACACGTCCAACGGCGCGCGGCTCTTGGCGAACTGGCGGTAGGCGGCAGACCATGCCATAGCCGCGGCCCGCCGCTGCTCCATGTCCGCTTCATCCACGCGCATGGCGGCGGCCAGCGAAGCATACGACACAACCGGGTCGCTTGGCTTCGCGTGCTGGGCTATGTAGTCCACGGCCTCCCGGTCGCATGAGCCGGGCGGGCATACGATCATGTGCAAGCGGCAGCCATAGCCATACAGCACGCGGTCTTGCCGCGAGGCGTTGCAGTGCTTGCACGCGCGGCGTAGGTTCGGCACGGTGTCCTTGCCGCCGTGCGCGTGTGGCACTATGTGATCGTCTTCGGTGCCCACCTTCGTACAGCCGGGCAGCTCCAACCAACAGTCGTTGCCCCACGCCGCTATCTCGGCCGAACGGATTGACGGGGCGACTACTTGTCTACGCGGCACTCTGGGCCGCCTTGCGTTTGCGCTGCGCTACGAACATGTCCAAGTCCGACAACTCGTACAGCACGGGGCAGTTGGGCGCGTCCGTGGGCCGGTAGAACACCGGGCCGTAATGTTCGCCGCGCCACTTGCGCAACAGGCTTTCGCTCACGCCCAGATATAGGGCCGCCTGTTTGGCCGTGAGCTTCGCGCGCGGGTTCACAGCACACCAACCCAAGCCTTGAGCGATGTCAACAACTCGGCACGGTCGAACACCTGCACACTTCCGCGCCTCTCGGTCTTGCCCAAGATACCGTCGCTGATAAGCTGCTGCATCACATGGTCGCCGCTAGGGTCGGCCGTCGGCGCGATCTTGTTCAGTCGAAGCATACTGATGGCAAGGGAACGCGCAATGGTGTCCGCTCCAACAGTGTCATGCTCCAATTGCCTGATATTCCATCGAATGGCGTTCTTGATGTCCTTCGTGCGTTGGGCCTTGTTCTTCGGCACCGTCCTCTTGGCACGTCGGCGTGTTGGCTTGTAATCAACCGAATAACCCATGTCTCGAACCTCGTTTCATATTGTGGATAAGAACTGTGGATAAGTGGATAAGAATTGTGGATGATATGCCCTTCGGGTGGTGGGGCGTTAGAGCGGGGAACCCAGCCAGGAAAACACAAGATTGCTCAAGTGTTTTCCGGATTAGGGTTCGCCATGCAAGGTTGCTTCGTAACGGAGCCGCGCCGTCGCATAGGTCAGCGGCCGAAGCCGCGCGCAAGGTCTCGCCGCACAGCCCGGCACGTATGCCGGCGATGGTCCCCAGTTGCGCCCGAACAAGACGCCGTGAAGCGATCTGTATACACCCGCATAGCTCCCCGCTGGGGCCGTGGTAACCGCCCGGCATTCCGTGCGTGTTTGTAACGCGCTGGGCAAGGCGCGGCCGGGTGCTTTATCACGCCTACCCAGCAACCGACCTTCGGCTGGGTCAAGGGCTATGAAGTTATCGGATGCCGTCAGTCGTCGTCGGTGAGGAAATCACCCAGACGGACGATTGCGAGCACCAGCCCCAGCATGAACAACACGAAGGGGCTGAGCAGAATCAGAAGAACGATCTTGATGAAACGTTTCACGTCAATCCTCGTTGAAGCATCGGTCGATCTGTTTCTCAAGATCGTCAAGCTCGTAACCGTTGAACGGGACACGCACGGTGACTTCTGCCGTCTCAACGATCAGCTCGTAAAAACGTTGCCTGCTTTTCCTGTCCACACGTTTGACCGTGACACTCATTCCTGGGCTCCTTCCCATTCACGACGGGCACGCCTCGCGTGCGTCATCGCCTTGTTAATCGCGCCCTTCATCGCCTGAAGGTCGCCCATGTCCAAGCCATCGAAATCGAACGATCGTCCGGCCACCTTGATGCGGCAGGCGAAGCCGTAGGGATTGCCGCCGGTGCATTCCGACGGGTCAATGTCCAGCACCTGGAAGTAATTGCTGGTGCATTCCGGATTGAAAACGCTCATTTCACTGCTCCTTGATTCATGGATGGACGGTTAGGCTCCTTCCTCCGCGGCGATAGGCTTGTAATCGCACAAACCAAACCTTTCAAACAACGAAGGAAGGAAGAACAATGAGCGACGAAACCACATTCGACTTCGCCCTTTACCTGGGAACGACCACGCCGCTTACCATCACCGGCGCGACGGCCTCCACGGTCAGTGAGCTCTCCGAACGTCTGAAGTCCGGTGACAGCTTCATCCAGACCGTCAGGTTTCCCGACATGAGCATCCACGCCATCACCATCAACCCCAAGGCCGTTCCGTGGTGGCAGATCGACGCTGGCGACGTCGTGCTTCCCATGCAGATCTTCTAACGCCGCTGGATCGTCGAGCGTGGCCGTGACACCACGCTTGACAATCGCGGCCTGCTCTGACGTCAACGCCTGATTATGGATGTACACGGCGCGCGCATTAAGGACGATGCAGCCCTCGCCAGCCATCTTCACGGATTCAGCCGAGACCACGACAATGGAGCCGGCGGCATCATGGAGCAGCATCACTTCACCTCCAACGGAGCTCGCCCAAGGAGCACATCGGCGCTGACATGCAAAAGTTCGGCAAGCTCGTTTATTTCATTCGCGCTGAAAGCGATTCGGCCAGTGCATTTCTGCGAGACCGTGGACCGTGAGCAGCGCAATGTTTCAGCGACTTCTGCCTGTGTCAGGCCATTGAGCCCCATGAGACGTTTGACCTTTTCACCTACAGTGGGCGAATCTACTAAAATGTTTGTCATACTCACATCTAACCACGAATATAGTTAGACCTGCTCGTTCGGCGTGTCGTGTTCTATCTTTTTGTTAGTTTCGCTAAACTTATGTGCTATGACAACAGCAACAATCAGCCCTAAGGTCGCAGCTCAGGCCGAATCTGTCAGTTTGCAGGATATAGTCACGCGAAACATGAAAGTGGCCATGACTCTTCGCAATGTCAAACAAAAGGATCTGGCGAACGCTCTTGGTGTCGATAGGTCTTCGATTTCACAGAAGATGACTAGGCGAGTGGCATGGAGCCTTGAAGATATAGAAAAAGCCTCGGACTTCTTTCATGTGAAGCCCGAGGCGTTGGTAGCGGGGCATGGATTTGAACCATGGACCTCTGGGTTATGAGCCCAGCGAG